TTCTAGAGAGAGATAATTCGGATACTTCTTTACTTTCCATATGTCTTGTAGTGTTGTATAAAACTCGTCTTGGGAAATCCTAGTCGTTTTTCTAGATCTCTTCTGATAAAATAACTACGGAATATAACCCAATGCCAACGCAATTCTAAATCTGCAAATTCAAATAACCGCATGGTATTCTCCATACCTGCATATGCTACAAGCAAAATGAAAGAAGTTACCAATAAGTAAAATGAAACCATATTAGTATCGCGTTGATACAACAAGTATAATACTATTTACCCAGATTGTCAGTTACAGTATATTACAATGTTAGCAGTTCCAAGCTCTTAGTGACTTAGAAAGACGGTCATCTCCAGTGTTGTTAGAAGGTTTCTGTCTCTTTCTCATGCCTTTCATTCTAGCGCAGAAGGATGCCCTCCTGGGATTTCCAGCCTTTTTGCTTGGTGCTTTAAGGTCAGATCCTGGATTTTCCTTTTCATAAGATCTTCGTCCTTTTTCGTTGAGTCCTCCTTCGGAGTTTTTTCCTGATTTTTTTGTCCAGGCTGCTCCTTCATTTGTTACCTCAGCTTGTTCTTTAACGCAATTGTTAACAACTTTGCCACCTTTCATTTTGGTGCCTTGCTTTTTATATCCTTTCCAGCATGACAACGCTTTTTCTTGAAAGTCTTGAAATGAAATTCCCTCAGATTTGTTACCATAGTTACCAGCACCCTTCTTACGGCACTGTACTAATCTACCACTAGCATATGCAGAAGGCCATACCTTTGCACTTGCTTTTACTTTCTTGTAGCAAGCATCCTTCTCGCCTGCTTTCTCATTGACAAATTCTTCTTTCTTGATACCAGCAACACGGTCAATTGCATTACCAATTGCTCTACCAATCTTGTCGCGCTTACGCTCTTTTGGTTTTGCACCAGATCCAGTCGTAGCACCTTTCGCTGCCAATCTACTAGCAGCAGTTCCAGACTTTGCTGCCTTCTGACGTTTAGCATAATCCATATAGGATTCGCCTTTCTTCAGTTTTTTGCTAGAGTCTGCTTTGGGTTTGGAACTAGAAGAACTAGCACCATCTTCACGGGCACGAGCATTGGCACCAGGACCACCCAACTTACGATCCTTCTCAGGATCTGGATGCCAATGGTCACCACGCTCTAGAATAGTTCCTTCAGTTGCCACGTTTTTCGCTTTCCCTTTTCTATTTGGATTTGGGTCTTCGGCATTCTTACGGCGGAATGCTGCGTCCTCTTCACCTTTATTTAGGTCTCTCTTCATCTTACTAGACCCACATTTAGGTTTAGTAGTCTGACCAGGTTGTTTTGCACAAGGTTTCCCTGCAAATTTACCACCCATCTGTACCCATCCCTTCTTACCATCAGAAGATTTGGACTTATTAAACCAATCATGGAGAGAGTCATCTCCAGACTTGTTTGCTTCTCCAATGGGTTTAGACTTTCCTGCTACTACAGCAGACCATGGGGCATAAAGAGGACCTTCATAATTCTTTGACATATCAACCGCCTACAACTTGCACTTCTTCAACAACAATTGCATTGCCAGTTGCAGCAATACTTACACAACGTTTAACGACTGCCTGAGGACCACTGTAAGCATAAGTGTAATCTGCAGCAGCGGCAGATGAATCAATATCAGTAGTGATAGTGTTTCCAGTTACAGCAGTAACTTTCTTACCTACTGTTCCTGCTGACAAGAAAGCAGCATCAATTGCAGGAGATGTGCTAGCATCCTCTACAGCAATGAAGTCATCTACAGAGAATGGGTGTGTGTCAGAAACTTCACCAAGGTTTGATCCAAGTTGATAATCTGCAGTAGCATCATCAACTCCCTTTACAATTTTTGCTTGACCAGGCTTACCACCTTTGAGTAGAAGTGCTTGATCTTGAATGAGGGTGATTGCAGGACCACCATTGAATGCAACTGTAGCATCACCTGCAGTTGCGACTACGCGATAGTATCCAGTCTGAACAACTTGATATTCGGTAGCATCAGCAGCAATTGCATTTGTGCTTAAAACATTTAATACTGTCATGTCGTGTTAGTTCGTGTCTTGATTATTTATCTCTTTCTGCTGCTTCAGCAATTTCTGTAGTTCCGAACTTGTCCCAACAAAGAGTGCGTTAGTTACACTACTAGGACCTTTCTGTTCTTCTGTATCAAGATCTTTCATCTTCTTCTGAAGATCAATTAATTTGTCTGCTGTATCTGCTACATGTTTGATGAGTTGACCAGCAACTTCATAAGCACGAGGATGATCTGACGCTCGTGCCACATCAAGTATTCCATCAACTGCCTCTTGACCTTTCATTACTAAGTTATGCAGTTGAGCACGAGAGTACTCATAGTCCTGACGAACGTCTGCAGTTTCGGATTTTTTTAATTCGTTCTTAGTCTCTTGCGCCTTCTGAATCTCAGTAGGTTCTGTTCCAAAAACTTGATTCAATCCATCAAATGTACTCATGGTGTAATATCCTCATCCGCTCCACTTATAGGATTGCGTTGTTTGTTATCAGTGAAATGTTCTAGAGTTTCTCCAAATCCAAAATCATCATCAGCATCTGCCGTGATAGGGTCGGGGACAACTGTGTATCTAACTTCTCTCGGTGCAGAATTAACGTTAGTAGAAGTATAAGCGTCGGTAATGACTTTGGTGATAGTGGAAGACTCACTGACTGGACCATAAACATAAGTTTTTACCGTAAATTGAAGCGTGTAGATGATTGCTCTACGAGAAGAAAAGTCACCTTCATACTGATCTTCATACCCTACACTATTCAGAACTACTGGAACGTCCTTAGTTTCATCCAAGTCTGGAACCAGTCTCATTGGTATATTGTATGATGGTTGAAAATAAGCAAGAATTTGCTCAAGAATTTCCAACCCATCTTCTTGATTCTTAGATATGATTGACAGTTCAAAACCTAAGTTATATGGAACTGGCATAAAAGCAGTCTTACTTTTATCGGTACTGCTTACTACAGTAACCTTTTGAGTGGGACTAACCTTTCTAGATGAATCGTAATCTAGGTTATTAATCTCAAAAGAGATTCTTGGAAGTGTAATCTGAACCCTCTTGTTAGTAGGGTCAGCATTTTGCTCCAGACGCGCCAGAAATTTCTGCTTAGGACCATAAGCTAGAGGTACTTTCATAACCTCATCGTCTTTGTGAATCTCAATATTGTTAAAGAGAGTACCAAATCCAACTACAGTTTTGCGAAAGATTTCGTGATAAAAATATTTTCCTAGCATCAGATTGTTGTGTCAGTAATAGAACCTATAGATCCAAATGGATTTCCTTCAGTGAAGTCTATAAATCCATCATCTTCAGTCTCAAAGCTGTAGTTTTGATCAGCAGAAGAGTTCGTATTATTTAGTGTATTATAAGATTCGGGACTCCAAAGAGCACCTGAAGTTTGTCCTTTGACAGTAGCACCAGTATTGAAAGTTCCAGTTCTGTTAATTACTTGGAGCTCTCTGGTAGAACTATTCCAGGACTTGACTTCTGCTCTAGTGTCTTTTGGTGAATAGTCAATTGTAATAGATGGGGCACTAGTGTAACCAGAACCACCAGCTGAAACAGTGACACCAGTAACAATCCCTGCAGCCGAAACCACCGCCGTTCCTGTCGCTCCACTTCCACCACCTCCTGTAATAGTAACTGTTGGCGGTAATGCGCTATTGTAATACTCACCACCATCAGTAACGGTAAACGAGCTTACCGCATCACCAGTAATTGTGGCAGTTGCGGATGCTAGGAATAGATCTCCAATAACTTCTTCACCAACTGTAAAGTCTCCACTACCGCCAGGATCCATTACAAGTTTAATTGCATTCGCAAATGCAGTTTCAATAGCATCAATTTCAGCAACGCCAGTATCAATCTCTTCGTCACTGTACTCAAACAGTTCGCACTGACATTCCCAAACGTAACCTTTACCCAACTGGTAGAAAGGACGTTCTACTTCTACAAACTTAATCTCAAACAAATGTTTAGTAATAGGAAACCAAATAAGATCTCCTTCATTAGGACGACCCTCTACGTTTAGCGCCGCATTGTCATCCACCTTTTCTTCAAACTTTGAACGGGAAAAGATAAACGTTGTTTTATCTTCAATCCTAATTCCAAACTTGCTAAGTAACTCGCCTTGCCCTTCCCATCCATCAACATTATTGACATAGGCTCTAACTTGGAGTGCTTGATTAAATTCGCTACTTTCAACCTCATTGAGGATAGTATCTTTATTGACATATGTTCTAGGAAGATAGTAGATGTTTTGACCATAGATCTCAATACTTTCTATGATCAAATTCTCCATGAACTTCTGCTCCTGAGCAGAACCATTTAAATTGATTCTGCAGCTAGAAGTGTAGTCCGATTGTACGCAATTTGACGGTGTGGGATTACTATAAGACATATTAACCTACGATATCCAATGGGGGCAGTTCATAAACCTTACGAATTTCTTCTTCTAATTGAACCTTCCTAGTGGAAGCATCTTCTAGAATTTGACGACCATTAAGAGTTACACCACCAAGCATTTGAATTCCATCATACTTACTGAGGTTACGACCCCATTGCTGCATGAATAATGCTTCACAATAATCTTTCAACCAATTATCATTATATGCACTAGTATGAATATCAGGATCAGTTCTCATGATACAGTCAACCATAATATAATTTCCTGGTTGCAACTCACCCCAAGAAAAATCTAAATGCAATTCATTTTCAATTTTGTTATAACGAATCCTTCTATTTGCACGAGAGTTTGTTACAAAATCTA